TCTTAAAATTCTTTTTATGCGTTCCATATATCGTGCTGCCGATCATCTAACCAATAGCTCTTTGAATGAGGCAATATCGCGCCTGTGTGGGCATAGATTGGAAAACCTAGCGAGCGAACACGGCGGCAAAATTGCAAGTCCTCGCCAATCCACTCACCGTTAAACGGAAAATCTATAAACCAACACCAATCTTGCCCTTGGTGTTCATCTGCATTTTCACGCATTGCTTCTAAAACGCTACGGTGAACAAGTAGGCACCCAGTTCCCGCTGCATCTACTTGAAACAATGAATCTTTATCGTAATTATTTAATGGCAGGAAACCTTCAGGGGCATCTTGAAAAATTGTTGGTACAGGCTTGGGATATGGAAAGCCTGTTTCAAAACTGGCAAACACCAACCCTGCCACAATTGGGCGCTCTTTGTCGTGAGCTGCCTCAATTAACTTATCAAATGATTCAACAGGCAACTGTTCATCTGAATCCATCATTAAAAGCCAATCGGATTTGGTTTCCAAAAATTGCTTAACCAAGCGATTGCGTTGCTTTGATAAAAGGCCTGAACCCTTTACTCTAATAAACGGTCCAAGTCGTGATGATCGTGATTGCGCTAATTGAATCAGGCTAAATGCAAACCCGCCATTAACGGTTCCTGGGTCACATACGCCAATTGAAACTTTATGTGCTGATTTCATAGATTCCCCCGAATCATTTAAGAAGTAAGAGGCGGGCCAGTCGGGGGAGAAAGACCCGCCTCTTACAATTTTAACTTTCGATTAGAAAGTTGGTGCTATTAGCCCTAGAACGCTGGGGCTACAAGACCTGACCCTGAGATAATTGAAGCGGCCTTTGGATAGCGCTCTGCAGTGAAGGCAGCGAAGCCGTACACAACAGACTTGATTGTGAGAGATGAAGCACCTGTTGCATCAAATGACAATGCAAATGGTGATCCTGGTTGCTCCCATAGGTGCATTTCAGGTGCTGCTACTGCGTAAATTTCATCCTGATTAGTAGCGGCTCCGTATGTTGTTCCAACATTTGCATCAGCAATGATTGGCAAGCCCATCATTGAGTAACCTGAGTTACCATATCCTGCTGCTCCTGCGCCTGCTGCTGCAGAATTCATTGGACCGTTTGCATTTGGTACTACCAATGGGCGGCCTGTTGAATCTGTTGCTGCTAGCAAGAAAGCTAGGCGGCGTGGGTGCATAATCCAGTGAGTTGGTGTCTCAAAGACATTTGACTGAATCTGCTGAATCGCATCAGCCAACTTTGGATATAGAAGTGCAACTGTTGGTGTTGTTGCAGTGAATGTGATTGCGTTTCCACCTGAAGCGCGGATTCCCTTGAACTGGCCGTTTGAGCCTGTTCCGTTTAGAACCTGTGCGTCAACTGTTGTATGCCACGCACGAATTAGGTCAGCAACAACAAATGTGTCAATGCCTGTTCCGCGCTCAATTGCCTGGCGTGATAGGTCTTGCTGTCCAGCGATTGTGCGTACTGGTACAGAAAGTAGTGTGTCATCAGCATCAGTCTCTGATACTGCAGTGTTCTGTGTTTCCTGAACTGCAGTTGATGTTCCAGTTGTCATACGAGAAATTTCAAGTGACATACCTGCTGCTGGGAGTGTGTGCTTTGCAGTTGCAAAGTCTGCAGTTGGGCGGCCTGCGCGTGCATAAGGTGCAGCGAGGTCAACCAAGTATTGTGGAACAACTAATCCAGCGAAGTTTGATGTATCAACATCACGGCGCTCGATTGATTCTTCCTTTGTGTGGCGAGCAAGGCGCTCTTGTGCATTGTAGTCACCGCGAACCTGTGCGTTGAAAACATCCTTTACGAATGAAACGCCAGCTTCAGGGTTGTATGTGCGTGCTTCGCGTGTAACGATTGCGCCGCCTACCTTTGGTGCAACAACTGCTGCAACTGAAGCGCGTGCCTCTGCTGCCTTTGCATCTGCTGCTGCCTGTGTTGTGAACTTTTCAATCTTTGCATCTAGTGCGCGTGATTCCTCTACGAGAGCATCAACCTTTTCGGTTTCCTCTGCAGTAAGGTCGGTGCGTGATTCTGCGGCTACTGCCTCAAGAACTGCATCCATTTCTGCCTTAACTGCATCACGGCGCTCAAGAGCAACATCAAGATATGACTTTGACATTTTTCTCCAATGAGTTTGTAATTGTTTGAGGTGGTGGCAATGCTCTCCACGGCGCTTTCAGGGTGTGGGATTTGCTCCGACTTCGATCTACTACTTTTGTAGTAGAAACTTATTTTGTGTTGTTGATAATTGCTTGCGCAAGGCGCAGAGAAATCTTGCGCTCTGCGGTTGCTACATCTGTTGGCTCTAACTCAACTTCAGGTTCTTCAACCTCAACTACTGGTTCAAGTGTTTTCAAGCCAAGAACAACCTCAAGCATTGTCTTGCCTTCTTCAAGTGAATCGTAAGAATCTGAAATCTTATCAAGAACGGCTTGCACAACAATCATTGATTCGCCATCTAGTGCGCGACCTTCTTTGATTGCCTCAATTGCGGTGCGTAGTGCCTCGCGTGCTTCAACTGTTGTTGTTGGGTATGCAGGATAAGTAACCACTGAAACATCTCCATCTGCTAATGAAACTTCAGTAAGAGTGCGTGTTGAACGGTCCTCACTCCACTTTTGACGAATGACACGGAAAGCAAAACTCATTTGGTCAACATCTCCGCGCTCAACTAACTTGTAAAGGTCGCGCCCCTCTGTTGTGTCTGCAATGATTGCATCCATAAACAACCCACGATCATCTTCAGTTAAAGTCAATGTGCCGTTCTTTGTACGAGCTAGTGGCAAACCTTCGTGATTGATAAGTAGGCGCACATCAGGTGTTTCGCTGAGTGTCTTACGAAATGCGCCAGGTGCAATGTTCTCTTTGAAAGGTAGAGGAACGCTTGAATCATTGAACACCGCTGCGTAACCACGCAAGCGCATTGTTCCATCCTCTGCCTGGCGTGCTTCAACATCCTGAACCGTAAATGTACGGCGTTCGATTTCTTTCACTTTGCTCCTTGAGTTAACTTCCCCGTTTTGTTCATCCTGATATGTCATTACTCAACCTCATAAACTGCGCTTGGGTCGGCTGGATCAATTGTTGATATTTGTTGCAGTTGGCTAGATGGCAAACCAGTGTGCTTCATATCAGGCAAGCCAACTGCCTTTGTAACTGCCGCTGGGTCAAAGCCAACTTGAATCAGACTTGCTGCAATCTCGGTGCGTAGCTTGAGGCCAACATCCTTAGCATCTGAAGCATCAATGTTTTGTAGCGGAACTCTGTATTGGTCACCATCTTCAATTGGTGCCATATCTTCGTATGCGTGAACATCGTTGAGTGATAGAAAACCTTCACGCAATCCCTTTGTGTAGGCATCGTAGCGCTCAAGAGTTGTACCGCGTAGCAGTGCATCAAGGTTAAAGCGAATGAAACCATCTGATTCAGGCAACAATGTTGAAAGTGATTGCTCAATTCGCTCCAAGATTGGGCGCAATGAGTGCTGAACAAATGAAAGGTTTTGCGCTTCAACTGATGCAAATGACATTGCACCCGCTACAGGATGACCAAGTAGCGATAGTGGAACGCGGAAAATGCGGGCAATTTCTTCCACACTGAAGCGCCGTGTATCAAGCAATTGTGCGTCAGAGGCGTTAATTGTTAGCGGCTTGAAAGATGCACCGCCTGAAAGAATACCGATCTTGCCTGCGCGGTAAGGTCCAGTGTGGGTAAGGTTCCAATCACGGCTAATATCTTGTGCTTGTTCTTCAGTTAACTCACCTTGAACTTCAATTACACCGCCAGGGTTGGCTGCGTTGCCAAAGTATGAAGCGGCATAAACATCTGCTGCCATTGCAGCGCCAAGTGTTGTACGGCAAGCGGCAACTGGGCTAAGGCCGTAGCGCTGACCTGGCAAGCGGAAATCAGGAATGTGCAAAATCTCTTTGTCGGTCAGGCGTTCTTCATAAAAGCCTTGTGAGTCTTTAATCTTTACAAAATAAACTAATGGCTCGCCTGGCCCTAAACGCTCAATGCGCACATTGCGTGGGTCAATAACATAGGTTTCTTGAACCTCGCCCATACCATCGCGCACTGTCAGGATGTAAGCGTTGCCTTCAAGTTTGAGTGAAGTAACAATCTGCTCATAAAACTCAATGCGTGTTGTTTCAGGATTGGGGCGTGTAACCCACGCTGGCGTTTCTCCATACACTGAATTGTAAGAAAGGCGCTCGCGCCCATCGCGTACATAGGCACCGACTGGCAATGATGAAACTGTATCTGCCAAAAGGCGCACACAAGAATAAACAGTGGACATACGAATTGCAGATTCAGAATCTACAACTACACCAGCAACTGAGCTAAACGCTGGGCGGCCAGGAATCAATGGCTCTATGTATTGATTGTTTGCTGAACGCTTTAAGGTAGCACTCGCCAAACGCTTTGATAAACTCATTAGTTAGCCTTTTCTGTAATCCACACTAGAAACACACCTGAAACGATTAAAGCAAGTGGCACTGAAATCATTGCAAGGCCAGTTGCCGCAAGAGTTGCACCGACAATTTCAACAGTTAATGAAAGATCAAACTTCTTCATTGCACTCCCTATACCTGAATTGAAAAGAATCTAGCAACTGGTGCTGGCGGTTCAGCGGGTTGTGTTGCTCTGTCATAACCAAAGATTGATGCAACCGCTGCATCCACCTTACGCCTGCTACTTGCTTTTGCAACCATAACACCACGACTAGATTGTTTTGTTACGCAGTTTGCAA